TTAATCAAATATGTTCATAGCTTGATGTTTTTTATCAGTATATAAATGAGAGTACGTTTGAATTGTTTCTGTAATGTTAGAGTGCCTCATTAATTCCATTAATAAATACATATCTACACCATTATTAATTAAATAGCTTGCGTACGAGTGTCTTAAATGGTGTATTTTTAGATTCGGGAATACAGATTTAAAATGATACGAATAGGTAACGTATCTAATAGGTTCTAACCCCCCGAATATAAAATAGTTTTCGTCAAAATATTTATATCTTTTAGAAGATTCATTATACATGTTTTTAAGCATCTCTCTAATTAATTTTGGTACAGGTATTATCCCTTTAGAACTTTCTTTTTTTAGATTATATTCAATTTCTCTATTACTTAAATTGATTTTCTTATTTACGTCAATTTCGCCTTTTATTTTATCGTAATCTTTCCACTGCAAAGCTAAAGCTTCGCCTATTCTAAGACCAGAATAAAATAACAGTTTAGTTAGCTGACGAGAAGTATCGTTTGTGATTTGTTCTACTTTTTCATCAAATTCTTCACGAGTGATAAATTTAGCTTGTGGTTTTGTTCTGGGAATAGGAGTTACCGATAATGTGGGGTCGTATAAGAGCTTGTAATGCTTTTTGGCGTAATTGATAACTGCTTTAAAACCTGCCCACACAGATCGTGCATAGCCAACAGAAAGACCTGCATCGTTTAACAAATAATTCCTGAAAGCAGTACATTGCGTAGTAGTGATTTTGCCAATAGGGATATTTCCGAACCTTTCTTTTATGTGAGTATTATATTCTGTAGTTCGCTTTTCTATTGAGCGTGCAGAAAGATTTTCATTTTTTAAACGATTAAAAAATATATATTCAAAGGGTTGATTGTCCGAGTATCCATATTTAACATTTTGTATAAATTCGCTTTCAGCTAGTTTGGCATCTTTCTTACGTTCAAACCCACGCTTCATTTTTCGTTTGTTATTACCGTATACATCTTTATATCTAATGGAAAAATACCATTTACCTGTATTATCATCCTTATATACTGGCATTTTGCTTTTCCCTCCTCAAAATTGGCAAAAAATAATAAGGGTAGGCGGGCTACCCGTGATTTTAGTACTAGGTACTAAATGTGATATAATAAAATAAAAAGTAGGTGATGAAATGTGTGTAAAATTTACTGACGCAGAAATAGCTTATATAAAAGAATCAGTTGAAAATTATAGTAGTGAATTTGATATTTATGACGATGAACAAGAACTTAAATTAAAAATTTATGAACAAATTATGTTAAAAATCAAATCTGAATACAAGGATACCTATTTATTCCGTCTTATTAATTGATTTGGTATATTCTCTTAATATTTTTTCGTTTTCATCAACAATGTCTTTTAGTGTGTTTAAAAGAAAGTCACAATCACCTTTGGCTACTGCACCAGCTTGTGAATGGTTGATTATGTTTCTCATACTATACGCAATTTCTACCCGTTTTTTGGTTCTATAATTTACTTTACCTTCTTTAGTTAATTCTCCTAATAATTTTGTGTACATAGTTGAATCGGTGTCTTTATGTTTGATTTTATTAACTTTTTTTAATTTGATTAAAAACGTTTCTATAGCAACAGCAAAGGTTGCTGCAGCTGGCAAATACAATTCCCTTTTATAAGCTTGTAATCCTTGTTCTATTTGATAAGAAAAAGTTATATCATCAACAATCTCTTTCATACTATTTAAATCTAAGTGGTTGAACGGTTGTATTTCATCATGTGCTTTGTTTATCAATTTTTCTTTCGACTTCGATATCAATGTATTGTAATGATCGTTAGCTAATCTTTTGCCATAATTAAAAAATAAATCTAAATTGTTTTGTAATATTACGGTCCCGATATATTTTCCGTAGTAAATAGATGTGTAATAAATGTAATTATTAAAATCTAATAATCCGGATTGTTCTTCTACATACTTTTTAGAATCATATGTATGAAGTAAAGTGTTTAGACAATATTTGATATCAATATTACGAAAATTATATATTTCTTTTAATTTACTGTCATTTGAGATAACGACGATGCAAGGTTCTTCAAAAAAAGATTGATTTAGATAAAATATCGAAATCTTGTAATCGTCTTTTCTCATGAATGGGAAAGCTTCTGGATTGCTACTAAACTGATAATTGTATCTGTTTTCAACTACATATTTGTAGCCTTCTAAAAATTTACGCAAGTATTCTTTTAAAGTTTTATTCTCTTCCATCCCTCATCCTCCTCACGCCATATAGGCGTTATTAATCAATGTGATGCAATTTAAAAACTCTCAACGGCTCAAATGTGATCGAATACTCGCCATAGTGAGTTCCAATACCATATATCTTTTTATATTGTTCTATTGCTTCTAATATGTATTCTTCGCTTAATTGTAGATACTCAGACAATTCATACAAGTTACGTACGCCATAATTATAAGCTTCTACAATTTCGCGTAATGGAACAGCTGAGATAAAGCCGTGTCGTCTTGCGTAATTTTCGAACTTGCGATTGTTGAATTTCGAGTAATCGGCTATATCACCGTATGTAAGTTTATTATGTGCTAATTCTTCAAAGAGAATCCCTGCCTTTTCTCTATCTGATAAACCACGCTTTATCAAAATTAAATCTCCTAACCATACCCCGTCTAAATTATCTGGAAGCACATCAGCCTCTCTTATTTCAATATAATCATGTTGTATTAAAGTTTCTTCATATAATCCCATCTGATACATCCTTTACTTACGTTTGCTTCTTATATAATCTGCATAATCTAAAACTCTTTGCCATTCGTCATCTGTCAATTCTCCTTCAAGATGAGCTGCACGATGTTGTACTTCATCATCGTTTTCTTCAACCCACCCCATTAAATACGCAGGATTAACATTTAATGCAGTAGCTATACTTTCTATAGTATCGTTTTTTAGATTTTTGATATTTCCGCTTTCATAACGTTGTACAGTAGCTTCAGTTTTACCAATTTTTCTTCCTAGTTCGGCCAAAGTCATACCTTGTTTTTCTCTTGATTGTTTCATTCTTTTTGAAAAGCACATCGTAATACAGCTCCTTTTACTTGATAGTTCTATTATAAGGAAAACTTTCGGCATTTGCAATATTTTTCTAAAAAACTTTCGTAAAATGCTTGACCTCTTTTGTAACATCATGATAAGATTACTTACGTAATGCGAAAGGTGGTGAAAAGAAATGCCTATAGATACTAAACTTTTGAAATCTAAAATGGCTTTGAAAGAACATAACATCAAAACCCTTTCTGAAGAAATTGGTGTCAATAGAGATACTTTATCTAACATGATACACGGGAGAACAAAACCATCCTACCCGGTAATAAATGGTATTTATTTTGCGTTAGAATTGACACCTCAAGAAGGAAGAGATATTTTTTTAACGAAGACTTACGCAAAAAGAAAGTTTTAACTTAAGGAGGAACAACAAATGGAACAAACAATCAAACAATTTTTAGAATTTAGAAAGCAATTCACACCCGCACAGTGGCACGAAATCAACAGAATTATTGACGGACAATTTAGTAAAAAAGCCGCCGAGCTACAACTCGACGACCAAGATGTTGAGGTTATTAAAAATATTATTACTCAACAAAAGATTATGAAGTAACAATTTGAATAAAAGTTATTCAAAAATCACGAAAGGAAGATACAAAATGATGCTGACCAACACACTACTAGCAATTCACTTTTTCATGAATTTAGCGATATTAATTATGCTCGTAAGAATCGGTAGAGATTAACTTATACTTTTTAAGTTTGTTTATTCGTTGATTAGAAACAATCTTTATAAACGCAGGTTCTAATTCGAATTTATATAAAAACTCTGATGACGAATTAGCTATCATAACTTCTGGTTTATCTAATTGTTTATCGATTGGAGCATGCAAATAACTTGGATTATATATACCGAGAGATGAATATTCATCAGATTCCAATACTACGTTAATAGGTGTTAAAACATTTTTGTTTTTATCTAAAAATATTAATTCTTCTAAAGTATGAGTTCTAGACGAGTCATTAGCGACGACAAAATTTAATTCTACAAAATTATTTTCATAGTAGAAATTAAGATCGCTAATAACAAAACTGAACTTATTTTGAGAACGAGTATAAAAAATTGAATATGCAGATAGACCTAAAGCTAGAAAAGCTACAACGTTTGAAAACAAAGTAGATTGTATGAATTCCATAAGAATAACCACCTTAAATATTTGATAACAACATTATACATGAAAGGAGCATAAATATTATGCAAGCATTACAAACAAAATCGAACATCGGAGAAATGTTCAATATTCAAGAAAAAGAAAATGGAGAAATCGCAATCAGCGGTCGAGAACTTCATCAAGCATTAGAAGTTAAGACAGCATATAAAGATTGGTTTCCAAGAATGCTTAAATACGGATTTGAAGAAAATACAGATTACACAGCTATCGCTCAAAAAAGAGCAACAGCTCAAGGCAATATGACTCACTATATTGACCACGCACTCACACTAGACACTGCAAAAGAAATCGCAATGATTCAACGTAGTGAACCTGGCAAACGTGCAAGACAATACTTCATCCAAGTTGAAAAAGCATGGAATAGCCCAGAAATGATTATGCAACGTGCTTTAAAAATTGCTAACAACACAATCAATCAATTAGAAACAAAGATTGAACGTGATAAACCAAAAATTGTATTTGCAGATGCAGTAGCTACTACTAAGACATCAATTTTAGTTGGAGAGTTAGCAAAGATCATTAAACAAAACGGTATAAACATCGGGCAACGCAGATTGTTTGAGTGGTTACGTCAAAACGGATTCCTTATTAAACGCAAGGGTGTGGATTATAACATGCCTACACAGTATTCAATGGAACGTGAGTTATTCGAAATTAAAGAAACATCAATCACACATTCGGACGGTCACACATCAATTAGTAAGACGCCAAAAGTAACAGGCAAAGGACAACAATACTTTGTTAATAAGTTTTTAGGAGAAAAATAAAAATCTTAATAGGAGGAATTATCAATGAACACACTATACAAAACAACCCTCCTCATCACAATGGCAGTTGTGACGTGGAAGGTTGTAAAGATTGAGAAAAACACAAGATTTAAACTTAGAAATTTTGATTATCCAAAAATTAATAATGCTCAGAGCAAATCATTGTTGGATATTGCTAGTCACGATCTAAAAGATATTTAACTGTATTCAAAATTTTCATATCTTGTTGAGCTTTTAAGCTTTCGTATAAAGCTATTGAATAAATAATTTCGTAAGATACGTTTTCAGGAGCATCTTCTTTCAACTTATTTATTCTATCTCTAAAAAAGTCACTGTCACCACCGAATTCTTTTTCGGCTTGATTACTAAGTTCACCAAAGAAATTTTGAAAATCATTAAATTCCATACTTATCACCTCCTTTCACTAGGAGATAACTAAATTATACACAACACAAAAATAAAAAGGAGGAATAGATATGATAAAAAATAGTTTGCAAGCTAAAGAACTTGCAGTAATTTTATCTGTTTCTAAATCCAAAGCAGGACAAATAATAAGAGAACTGAATAAAGAGCTTGAAGACGAAGGTTACATTGCGATTCGAGGCAGAATACCAGTCCAATTAGCTAGGAAAAAATTCCCTTATCACGACTTATCAGACGAGAGAATAATGGAGGAGTTGAAAAAAGAAAATGAGTAAAACTTATAAAAGCTACCTAGTAGCAGTATTATGCTTCACAGTCTTAGCGATTGTACTTATGCCGTTTCTATACTTCACTACAGCATGGTCAATTGCGGGATTCGCAAGTATCGCAACATTCATGTACTACAAAGAATGCTTTTTCAAAGAATAAAAAAAACTGCTACTTGCGCCAACAAGTAACAGTAATGTAATTAGAAATATAAACTTACGTTCAATATAAAACGAAACAAGGAGGAAGTCAACCATGACTAAAAACTATAAAGACATGACGCAGGAAGAATTAAGAGATTTATTGGCTGAAAAAAATGGAGAATTGTTTGAAGTAGTGAATGAAATCAATAAAGAAACTGAATTTGCTGTTTTACTTTTTTCAACTGTAGGGGTTAGCAATGGAGATACTACATCATCGTCACATTGTGCGCTTGGGGATATTGTAGGTCTTGCTAATTTATTGAATAACGAAAATGATTACCACGATATCGCTAATGTTATTGAAATGTATAAATTAAAAAAAATTCTCGGTATAGATGACGACAAGGAGGACTAAAACAATGTATTACAAAACGGGTGACGTATGTCGAAAAATATTTAATGTAGATGGCTTTGATTTTCAATTAAGAGTTAAGAAGCGAGCATATAGTGTCGAAATAGTCGTTTTAGATCATGAAGGAAATTCAATTGACGGGCTACTAGTTTCTGACGAGAACGATCTATACACAGCTTTAGATATTTTGAAACAAAGTATTTATGAATGGATTGAAGAGAACACAGACGAACAGGACAGACTAATTAACTTAGTCATGAGATGGTAGGTGTAAGCATGAGAGATACAGAAAGAAATATATTGAATATTTTTAAGACATTATTCGACGAATATACTTTGTCAAACCAACGAGCACTATTGGAAATTGAACGTAATCATCACGGATACTTATCGATTAATTTCTTGCACTATCACGACAGTTACAAAACAAACAATAAGCTTGTGCAGATACATGAAATCAATCCAGATAGCCATGAACGAATAAAAAATTTAATTATCGAGGTGCTAAGAGGTCATCGGAAGATTAAAAAAGGAGCATGAGGAAAGATATGAAAATAAATAAGTTAACTATATCGAACTTTGCTGGAATCAAAGAAGAAAAATTTAACTTTGACGGTAAAGATGCAAAAATATACGGCAATAATGCGACTGGCAAGACTACAACAGCAACCGCATTACAATGGCTGCTTTTCGATAAGGGTTTAGACGGTTCAACCAAATCATTTAACCCTGTACCTTTAAACGAAAAAAACGAAGAAAATTATGAGTTAATTCCGACTGTTTTCGCAGAATTTGAAATCGACGGAAAAATTACGACTTTTAAAAAAGAGTCACATCCTAAATACACAATAAATCAAAAAACGAATCGCAAGGAATACTCACGAAGTCGAACGAAGAAACAATATATCAATGATGAATCAATAAAAGTAAAGGATTATAAAGCTCGTATTGATGAACTGATTGATGAAGATGTATTCAAGTTAATTACGAACCCTCAAGCATTTAACTTACTAGATTGGAAGAAACGAAGAAGTTTGTTGTTTGAAATCGCTAAACCAATCAATGATGAGGATGTCATTAAAACAAATGATGATTTTAAAGAACTAAATAATATTCTTGGAGATCACGAAATTGAAACAAAGAAAAAGATTCTTACAGACAAGATAAAACAGATTAACAAAGATATCAAAGATATTCCGATACGTATTAACCAAACGCAACAAAATAAGCAGGATGTACCGGAATTCGATAATGATAGACACACAATCATAAAACAAGAAATTGAGCAACTTGAAAATGAGCGTATAGATATTCAAAACGGTGCAGAAGAAATTAATTTGCGTAACCAATTAGCTGATAAACAATCAGAATTGAAGCGCATAGAAGCTAATAATAGCGCCAGTAATGAGAACAAAATACATGCTTTAACAAATGAGCTACACGTTGAAAATGGAACGGTTGCGAATCTTAAAACAAGATTAAAGCAAAACAAACAACAAATTACACATGAAGAAAATCGACGTAATCAATTATTAGAAAATCATAAAGGATTAAAAAGTGATTTAGAAAAAGCTAAAAATCAAAAATTTGAATATCTTGATGACAATGTATGTAGTTGTTGTGGTCAACAGTTACCAGCTGAACAAGTGAGTGAGGTAAGAGAAAAAGCATTGCAGAAATTCAATGCAAACAAATCGAAAGAATTAGAAACAATACAAACATCTATCAATCACATTATTTCAGAGGGCAAGAAAATAAAGCCAATTATCGAGAAATTAGAGGATGACAACAATAATTTACAAATTAAAATCAACGAAGCAGAAGAGCGTTCAGCAAGAATACAAAACAAAATTAATAAGTTGAAAACAACTCACGTTGACGTTACGCAAACTGACGAATACAAAGCAGTAATGTTAGAGATAAATGAGATTAATCAAAAACGCTCTAACATCAGGAAAACTATTCAAGATAAAGTTTCAGGAATAGATGACAAAATAAGCGAACTTACTCAAGAAAAATCAGAAATTGAAGTGTCAATATCAATCGAAAAATCAAATAAACATCTAGATGATGTTATTTCTGAATTAAGAAATGAAGAAGACAGATTATTGGATGAAAAAGAAAAGTATTCACATGACCTTTATATCTTAAAAGAATTTACAACAACAAAAGTCAAAATGCTTACTGAAAACATCAATAACGAATTTGATATTGCTGAATTTAAGCTATTCAATACCTTAGTTAACGGCGAATTAGAAGAAACATGTTCAACAACGGTTAATGGTGTCGAGTATGACAGCGGTTTAAATAACGCCTCAAGAATTAATGTTGGCTTAGATATCATCAACACACTATCAAAACATTTTAAAGTTACAGCGCCAATATTTATTGATAATGCTGAATCAGTAACAGAGCTTATCAAAACAGAATCACAACAAATTCAATTGATAGTAAATGAACAAGATAAAAAATTAAGAATGGAGACTATATAAAATGACGAATGAATTACTATTAAAAAACAATAAAATGGGCGACAACGTTCTATCTAGAGTTAAGACATTAGAAGCACAAGGAGATTTACAGTTTCCTGCAAACTATTCGCCTGAGAATGCAATGAAGTCAGCAATGTTACAACTGCAAGAATTAAAAGGATCTAAAAAAGATGGTTATAAACCAGCGCTGGAATTTGCAACTTCAACCAGCATAGCAAACGCCTTAATGGACATGGTTGTACAAGGTTTAAATCCTGCTAAGAATCAAGGCTATTTCATTATGTATGGCGATAAGGTTCAATTCCAAAGAAGTTACCACGGAACAATGGCAGTAACTAAACGTGTAGCAGGCGCAGAAGAAATTAATGCAGAAGTCATATTTGAAGGTGACGAAGTTAAGTATAAAACTAAAAACGGAAAAATTGTTGAACTTGAACATACACAGTCTTTTGGTAACAGAAACACACAAAACATTATCGGTGCATATGCAACAGTTGTATTTAAAGATGAAAGTAGAAATTACACTGAAATCATGACATTTGAAGAGATTGAAGAAGCGTGGAAGCAATCACAAATGGTTTATAACGGTGTATTTAAAGAAGACGGTACACACAGAAGATTCCCTCAAGAAATGGCTAAAAAGACTGTAATAAACCGTGCATGTAAAAAGATTTTAAACAGCACGGATGACGCTAGTCTTTTATCAAATCAAATTAAAGAATCTGAACAACGTCAACGCAAAGAAGTATTGGATGCAGAAGTTGAAGAAAATGCAAATCAAGAACAATTGGATTTTGAACCACCAGTTTTTGAAGAAGCACAATACACAGAATTAGAAAATGATAAGCCTATTGATGTATCTGACTTTGAAGAAATAAAAGAACCTGCAACAGAAAAAGAAAGCGAAGAAGAGCCATTTTAATTGAAACAATAGCAACTGGTTCAAGTGGTAACTGCTACGTCTTAAATGATGGACGTACTACGTTACTGCTTGAGGCAGGAATAAAATTTGAACGTGTTCAAAAGCATTTCAAATATAAAACAAGACATATAGCAGGGTGTCTTATCACACACGAACATGGTGATCATGCAAAGTACACAAAGCAGTTTGTCGACAATGGTGTAATCAGCTATATGACTGCTGGAACACAACGAGCTATGGATTTTGAAAGTCATCGCTTATGCACGATTAAGGCAAAGCAAGAGCTACGAATTGGTACGTGGTCAATTTTACCATTTGACATTGAACATGATGCTAACGAGCCTGTGGCTTTCTTATTACAAAGCACATTAGGTTATAAGGTCCTGTATGTTACTGATACGAAGTATCTGAAATACAAATTTAACGGCATTACGCACATGATGTTAGAAGTTAATTATATCTATGAACAAATGCAAGAAAACATAAAAAACGGCAGTGTACACAGCGCATTAGCAAACAGAATTATGGAGTCTCATTTTAGCTTAGAACATGCTATCGGAATGTTGAAAGCAAATGATTTAACTAGACTCGAAGAAATACATTTAATTCATTTAAGTAGTCAAAATTCAAATGCAAAATACATTAAAAGTGAAATACAAAAAGTGACGGGCGCGCCCGTTTATGTTGGAGGTTTATAAATGCTAAACAGAACAATATTAGTTGGTCGTTTAACTAGAGACCCAGAATTAAGAACCACTCAAAGTGGTGTAAATGTAGCATCATTCACATTAGCAGTTAACCGCACATTTACGAATGCACAAGGAGAGCGCGAGGCAGACTTTATTAATATCATCGTATTTAAAAAACAAGCAGAGAACGTTAATAAATACCTATCTAAAGGATCGTTGGCGGGCGTAGATGGTAGGTTACAAACGCGGAACTATGAAAATAAGGAAGGTCAACGTGTATACGTTACGGAAGTTATTGCTGATAGTATTCAATTTTTAGAACCGAAAAACTCAAATGACACTCAACAAGATTTATATCAACAACAAGTACAACAAACACGTGGACAATCGCAATATTCAAATAACAAACCAGTAAAAGATAATCCGTTTGCGAATGCAAATGGTCCGATTGAAATAGATGACAATGATTTACCATTCTAATTTAACCGGTTTGAAAGTGAGGTGTGTATATGACTGGTTGGATAAGTATTGATCGCTCAATTCAAAATCATTGGCTATTTAAAGAAAAGAGAACATTTTCAAAGTTTGAAGCATGGATATATTTACTCATGGAAGCGAATCATTCAAAGGCAAAAGTGCCTATTGGAAACCAAATTGTAACCGTAGAAAGAGGACAAAGATTAACATCGATTTTGACCTTGTCTGACCTTTTTAACTGGTCACGATTTAAAGTGAAAACCTTCCTTGACTTACTCGAGAGTGATGGAATGTTAGAAGTCAAAACAACATCAAAATATACCCTTATAACCATTGTCAATTATGACTTTTATCAAAGTGAGCAGGGCAGGAACCAACATCAAAACGACATCAAACCAACATCAAAACAACATCAGTCAAACATCAACCCAACATCAAAACAACATCAAACCAACACAAACAATAATGATAATAAAGATAATAATGAAAAGAATGTGAATAATGAGAAGAAGAAGACAACCGCCTTCGACTTCTTCCAAGATAACGGATTCGGTTTCATAACTTCTTACAATTTAGACGATTTAAATTATTATCTTGATTCATTTGAAAATGATTCAGATGAAATAGTTACCGCATCACTTAAAATCGCTAAAGACAGAAACAAAGTTACTTGGGGATATGCTAAAAGCATTTTGAATACATGGCTTAATGCAAACTTGAAATCTATTGAACAAGTACGTGCATTTGAAAAGCAACAACTTGAAAGCAAAAAACAAAATTATAAACCTTTCGTTAAACAATCAAAAGAAAAAACACCCAAATGGCTCACAGACAGCACGAGAGAAACGAAAACGCCGGAAGTAGATGAAAACCTTGAGAAAGACAGAGAAGCTTTTATTAAGCGTCTAAATAGCAAATGGGAGTGATTGAAAATGGATGCATTTGATAAATACTATCTATTTGATCATGACGGCAACAAAATGTTTTCAGTTACACCACATTTTAAAGATGGTCGGCATTTAGTTGTTGGAATAAAAGAAACAAAATTTAATGGTCGTCGTTGGTATTTAGACGATTATGAATTAAATACACTTATTGATAATGAACAAATGGAGTTAGGACACCAAACAAGCTTATTTGAATATATGAGGGATTACATGGAGATAGAAATTAAATTTAATGAAGTGTTTAATGCGCCGATGGGGTCGCCTCGTCCACGCTTTCGTAATACAGGTAGATTTGTTCAAACTTACATGCCAACGTCTTACACAAAGCATAAAGCGTATATACAAGGGCAAATGCCTAAGTTAAATCTAGAGCGCGCACTAAAAATCGAATTAGACTTTTACTTTCCATTGCTTAAATCATGGTCGAAGAAAAAGAAAAGCGAAATGGTTGGGCAGTATAAAGTGACTAAGCCGGATATCGACAACTTAATTAAAACGGTATTAGATGCTTGTAATGGCCATGTATGGAAAGACGATAACCAAATTACAGAAATAACTAGCTCAAAGCGTTATGGAATTGAGCCCAAAATAATCATACGAATAGAAGAAATATAAGAGGTGGATAAAATGGCGAGAAAAGCAAGGATTGTAACAATAAATGATAAACCTTATAGGTTCAGTAAATTTGAAATGGAATTAATAGAAAGTCACGGTATAACCGCTGGAATGGTTTCTAAGAGAGTAAAAGACGGTTGGGAACTACATGAAGCAATGGACGCACCAGAAGGTACGCGTTTAAGCGAGTACAGAGAAAAGAAAACAATAGAAAGACTGGAACAAGCTAGACTCGAACGCAAATTGGAAAGAAAGCGAAAGAGAGAGGCTGAGCTAAGAAGAAAGAAGCCACACATTGTTTAATGTACCTCAGAAACATTCACGTGATCCGTACTGGTTTGATAATACTTATAACCAAATGTTCAAGAAATGGAGTGAAGCATAATGAGTGTAATCAGTAACAGAAAAGTAGATATGAATGAAATACAAGACAATGTTAAGCAACCAGCGCACTACACATACGGCGACATTGAAATTATAGATTTTATCGAACAGGTTACGGCGCAGTATCCACCACAATTAGCATTTGCAATAGGTAATGCAATCAAATATCTATCTAGAGCACCGTTGAAAAACGGACACGAGGATTTAGCAAAGGCGAAGTTTTATGTCCAAAGAGCTTTTGACTTGTGGGAGCAATGACTATGACATATAACGCGCGCAAAGAATACTTAAACCAATTTTTCGGCTCTAAGAGATACCTGTATCAGGATAACGAGCGAGTGGCGCATATCCATGTAGTAAACGGCACTTATTACTTTCATGGGCATATCGTACCAGGTTGGCAAGGCGTGAAAAAGACATTTGATACAGCGGAAGAGCTCGAAATATATATAAAGCAACATGGTTTGGAATATGAGGAACAGAAGCAACTAACTTTATTTTAAGGAGATGTAAAAATGAAAATCAAAGTTAAAAAAGAAATGAGACTAGATGAATTAATTAAGTGGGCGCGAGAAAATCCGGAGCTATCAAAAGGAAAAATTTTTCTTGCAAAAAGTTTTAGTAATGGATTCGTTCGTTTTCAACGAAATACAAATACGTGTTCGATATCAAGTTTTATTCCAATTGATACTCCTTTCATAGTTGAAGTTGAAGAGGAAATCACAGAAGATACAGTATTTGATAGGTTGTTTGAAGTGTACGAGCTTCAAGAGGGAGCCTGTATGTCAGCGTTACACACAAGTATTAGTATCAACGAACGTTTAGAGAACACGTTTTTCCCTACCAAAGCATTCTACATCTTGAACGACGGCCTAACTATGACATTAATTTGGAAAGATGGGAGATTGGTAGAATGATGTTGAAATTTAAAGCTTGGGATAAAGATAAAAAAGTTATGAGTATTATTGACGAAATCGATTTTAATAGTGGGTACATTTTGATTTCAACAGGTTATAAAAGTTTCAATGAAGTAAAACTATTACAATACACAGGATTTAAAGATGTGCACGGTGTGGAGATTTATGAAGGGGATATTGTTCAAGATTGTTATTCGAGAGAAGTAAGTTTTATCGAGTTTAAAGAAGGAGCCTTTTATATAACTTTTAGCAATGTAACTGAATTACTAAGTGAAAATGACGATATTATTGAAATTGTTGGAAATATTTTTGAAAATGAGATGCTATTGGAGGTTATGAGATGACGTTCACCTTATCAGATGAACAATATAAAAATCTTTGTACTAACTCTAACAAGTTATTAGATAAACTTCACAAAGCATTAAAAGATCGTGAAGAGTACAAGAAGCAACGATATGAGCTTATTGGGGTTATAGCGAAGTTACGAGATTGTAACAAAGAACTGGAGAAGAAAGCAAGCGCATGGGATAGGTATTGCAAGAGCGTTGAAAAAGATTTAATAAACAAATTCGGTAACGATGATGAAAGAGTTAAATTCGGAATGGAATTAAACAATAAAATTTTTATGGAGGATGACACAAATGAATAATCGCGAAAAAATCGAACAGTCCGTTATTAGTGCTAGTGCGTATAACGGTAATGACACAGAGGGATTACTAAAAGAGGTTGAAGACGTGTATAAGAAAGCGCAAGCGTTTGATGAAATACTTGAGGGTTTACCTAATGCTATGCAAGATGCACTCAAAGAAGATATTGAACTTGATGAAGCAGTAGGGATTATGACGGGTCAAGTTGTCTATAAATATGAGGAGGCACAGGAAAATGACTAACACATTAACAATTGATCAGTTACAAGAGTTATTACAAATACAAAAGGAGTTCGACGATAGAATACCGACGCTAAACTTAGGAGATAGCAAAATTGCATATGTAGTTGAATTCTTTGAATGGTTTAATACATTGGAAACGTTTAAGAACTGGAAGAAGAAACCAGGTAAGCCGTTAGATGTTCAGTTAGATGAGTTGGCGGATATGTTGGCGTTTGGTTTGAGTATTGCGAATCAAGTAGGAGTGTCATCAGAAGAGATAAAAGAAGCGATTGAATCAAGTTTTAAAGATACAGAATTTCACAAAATGTTTAATTTTAAAGATAAAGAATTTGCTCAAGGCGCAGTTGTTAGTACACCACAGATAATATTCAAAGAATTTTATCCCGACCAATTGGCAATTGTGATAGCGATAGACATAGCTTACAACTTATATACTATCGACCAACTCATTGACGCATACAAAAAGAAAATGAAAAGGAACCACGAAAGACAAGATGGAACAGCAGACGCAGGAAAAGGATACGTGTAAAGACATCTTATATCGAGTCAAGGAGGTTTTGGGGAAGTGACACAATACTTAGTCACGACATTCAAAGATTCAACAGGACGCAAGCATACACACATAACTCGAGCTAAGAGCAATCAAAGGTTTATAGTTGTTGAGGCAGAGAGTAAAGAAGAAGCGAAAGAGAAGTACGAGGCGCAAGTTAAAAGAGATGCAGTTATTAAATTAGGTCAGTATAGTATTTGTTTTGGACAATTTTAGAAATGATGATGACTATTTAACGATAGAAAAAGATTATGGCAGAGAACTTGTATTGAACAAAGGTTATATAGTTGGGATCAATGTTGAGGAGGCAGATGATGATTAACATACCTAAAATGAAATTCCCGAAAAAGTACACTGAAATAATCAAAAAATATAAAAATAAAACACCTGAAGAAAAAGCTAAGATTGAAGATGATTTCATTAAAGAAATTAATGATAAAGACAGTGAATTTTACAGTCCTATGATGGCTAATATGAATGAACATGAATTAAGGGCTATGTTAAGAATGATGCCTAGTTTAATTGATACTGGAGATGACAATGATGATTAAAAAACTTAAAAATATGGATTGGTTTGATATCTTTATTGCTGGAATACTGCGATTATTCGGCGTAATCGCACTGATGCTTGTTGTCATATCGCCTATCTATACAGTGGCTAGTTACCAAAACAAAGAAGTACATCAAGGGACAATTACAGATAAATATAACAAGAGACAAGATAAAGAAGACAAGTTCTATATTGTATTAGACAACAAACAAGTCATTGAAAATTCTGATTTATTATTCAAAAAGAAATTTGATAGCGCAGACATACAAGCTAGGTTAAAAGTAGGCGATAAAGTAAAAGTTAAGACGATTGGATATAGAATACACTTTTTAAATTTATATCCGGTCTTATACGAAGTAAAGAAGGTAGATAAAAAATGATTAAACAAATATTAAGACTATTATTCTTACTAGCAATGTATGAGCTAGGTAAGTATGTAACTGAGCAAGTATATATTATGATGACGGCTAATGATGATGTAGAGGCGCCGAGTGACTTCGCAAAGTTGAGCGATCAGTCTGATTTGATGAGGGCGGAGGTGTCAGAGTAGATGTATAGCAAAGAGTCAATTGTTAATATGATAGGCACACATAAAATGAAGTGTAATGTATTAGCTGATGTAATACCGGAATATGATAGCAATTCAATTGCACAGTATGGCATACAAGCAACGTTGCCGAAACCACAAGGGGAAAACTCAAGTAAAGTTGAAGATGTTGTTGTGAGGCTTGAGAGAGCAAATAAAAGGTATGCTCAGATGTTAAAAGAGGTTGAGTTTATAAATCAATCGCAACAGAGATTGGGACACGTTGACTTTTGTTTCTTAGAGTTATTGAAGAAAGGTTATAACAGGGATGCGATTATCAAGAAGATGCCTAACTCTAAATTAAATAGAAACAACTTCTTAGCGCGCCGTGATGAGTTAGCAGAAAAGATTTATCTACTACAGTGACGAAAATGACAAAAATGACAGAAATGACGAAAATGACACTATTTTTAAACTGTGAATTAATTTTATATAATTGATTTGTAAGAATTATCTTAAGACGTGGGGTAATAGCCACATTAGATGTTCTCATCGATGTGATTGAGAAGTGACAAACATATAAAAGATGATATGTTACGCTATTAATCACCTACTACCTGCCTATATGGTGGGTAGTTTAATTCTTGCATTTTGAGTCATAACTATTTTCCTCCTTTCACATTTATTGAACGTAGCTCCTGCACAAGATGTAGGGGCATTTTTTATATTTAAATAACTAGAGTAATTAACGTAAAGGCGTGTGATACAGTGAAAACAATTGATTAAATTAACACCGAAGCAAGAAAAGTTTGTGCTAGGACTCATAGAGGGCAAGAGCCAACGGAAAGCATATATTGACGCAGGGTATTCGACTAAAGGTAAGAGTGGGGAATATCTAGATAAAGAAGCGAGTACACTTTTTAAAAATCGGAAGGTTTCCGGAAGGTACGAAAAATTGCGTCAAGAAGTAGCTGAACAATCAAAATGGACACGCCAAAAGGCCTTTGAAGAATATGAGTGGCTAAAGAATGTAGCTAAGAATGACATTGAAATAGAGGGAGTGAAGAAAGCGACAGCTGATGCATTCCTCGCTAGTTTAGATGGTATGAATAGAATGACGTTAGGTAACGAAGTTTTAGCTAACAAGAAAATAGAAACTGAAATTAAGATGCTTGAGAAGAAGATTGAACAAATAGATAAAGGTGACAGTGGAACAGAAGATAAAATCAAACAACTTCACGACGCAATAACGGAAGTGATCGTCAATGAATAAACTTAAATCTTTATATACGGACAAACAAATTGAAATATTGAAGCAAACGCAAAAACAAGATTGGTTTATGTTAATTAATCACGGAGCAAAGCGTACAGGTAAAACAATATTAAACAATGACTTATTTTTACGTGAGTTAATGCGTGTGCGAAAGATAGCAGACGAAGAAGGAATTGAGACACCTCAATATATACTTGCTGGTGCAACATTAGGTACGATTCAAAAAAACGTACTAATAGAGTTAACTAACAAATATGGCATTGAGTTTAATTTTGATAAATATAATTCATTCATGTTATTTGGCGTTCAAGTGGTTCAGACAGGTCACAGTAAAGTAAGTGGTATAGGAGCTATACGTGGTATGACATCGTTTGGTGCATATATCAATGAAGCGTCGTTAGCGCATGAAGAGGTGTTTGACGAGATTAAGTCACGTTGTAGTGGAACTGGTGCAAGAATATTGGTAGATACCAACCCTGACCATCCCGAGCATTGGTTGTTGAAAGATTATATTAAAAATACAGATCCTAAAGCAGGTATACTGAGTCACCAATTTAAGCTCGATGACAATAACTTTCTTAATGATAGATATAAAGAGTCTATTAAGGCTTCAACACCATCAGGTATGTTCTATGAACGTAATATCAACGGTATGTGGGTGTCTGGTGACGGTGTAGTATATGCCGACTTTGATTTGAATGAGAATACGATTAAAGCAGATGAACTGGACGACATACCTATCAAAGAATACTTTGCTGGTGTCGACTGGGGTTACGAGCACTATGGATCTATTGTGTTAATAGGACGAGGTATAGATGGTAACTTTTATTTTATTGAGGAGCACGCACACCAATTTAAGTTTATTGATGATTGGGTGGTTATTGCAAAAGATATTGTAAGTAGATATGGCAATATTAATTTTTACTGCGATACTGCACGACCTGAATACATCACTGAATTTAGAAGACATAGATTACGTGCAATTAACGCTGATAAAAGTAAACTATCGGGTGTAGAGGAAGTTGCTAAGTTGTTCAAACAAAACAAGTTACTTGTTCTTTATGATAATATGGATAGGTTTAAGCAAGAGGTATTTAAATATGTTTGGCACCCTACAAACGGAGAGCCTATAAAAGAATTTGATGACGTGTTGGACTCGTTAAGATATGCCATATACACACATACTAAACCTGAACGATTAAGGAGGGGGAAATGACATTGTATAAGTTAATAGATGATATTGAAGCACAAGGAATATTGCCTAAGCATATTGAGGCTCTAATAGAGTCACATAAAGACGATAGAGAGAGAATGGTTAATCTCTATAATAGATACAAGACACATATTGACTATGTACCAATATTCAAACGTCGACCAATTGAAGAAAAAGAAGATTTTGAAACTGGTGGAAATGTAAGGCGATTAGACGTGTCTGTTAATAACAAACTTAACAACTCTTTTGACAGCGAAATTGTTGATACACGTGTTGGTTATTTACATGGTGTTCCTGTTACTTATGATTTAGATGAAAACGCAGAAAAAAACGAAAAGTTGAAAAAGTTTATAACCAACTTTGCCATTAGAAATAGTGTTGATGATGAGGATTCTGAAATAGGTAAAATGGCAGCAATTTGCGGATATGGTGCTAGGTTAGCATATATTGATACGAATGGTGATATTAGGATTAAGAATATAGATCCCTATAATGTTATTTTTGTTGGCGACAATATTTTAGAACCTACATACTCATTGCGCTACTTTTATGAAAAAGATGATGATAATGGCACTGATTATGTGTACGCAGAGTTTTACGATAATGCTTATTATTATGTATTTCGAGGAGAAGGTATTGACGCTTTGCAAGAAGTTGGACGATATGAACATTTATTTGATTACAATCCATTGTTTGGTGTACCTAACAACAAAGAGATGATAGGAGATGCTGAAAAGGTTATTCACTTAATTGACGCATATGATTTAACAATGAGCGATGCATCAAGTGAGATTAGTCAGACACGTTTAGCATACCTTGTGTTACGCGGTATGGGTATGAGTGAAGAAATGATTCAAGAAACACAAAAGAGTGGCGCATTTGAGTTGTTCGACAAAGATATGGACGTTAAATACTTAACAAAAGATGTAAATGACACAATGATTGAGAACCATTTAGATCGAATCGAAAAGAATATCATGCGTTTTGCAAAGTCAGTAAACTTTAATTCTGACGAGTTTAACGGAAATGTACCTATCATTGGAATGAAACTTAAACTTATGGCTTTAGAGAACAAGTGTATGACGTTTGAGCGTAAGATGACAGCTATGTTGAGGTATCAATTCAAAGTTATTTTATCTGCATTAAAGCGTAAAGGGTACAACTTGGATGATGATAGTTATTTAAACCTGATATTTAAGTTCACTCGTAACATTCCAGTTAATAAGTTAGAAGAATCACAAGTGCTAATTAACCTGAAGGGACAAGTTTCAGAACGAACAAGGTTAGGACAATCACAACTAGTTGATGATGTTGATTACGAATTAGACGAAATGGAAAAAGAAAGTCTTGAATTTAATGACAAATTACCTGACATAGATGAAGGTGACGCAAATGACAAATCCCAAAATAACCAATCAGAATGATATTGATGAGTATATCGAGGGTTTAATCTCTAAAGCAGAAAAACCAATAGAACAACTATTTGCTAATCGACTTAAAGAGATAAAACAAATCATCGCAGATATGTTTGAGAAATATCAAAATGATGATGTGTATGTTACATGGACTGAATTCAATAAATACAACAGGCTCAATAAGGAGTTAACTCGTATAGGTACAATGTTGACTGATGACTATAGGCAAGTAGCTAAGATGATTCAGAAGTCACAAGAAGATGCTTATATAGAAAAATTCCTTATGAGCCTTTATTTATATGAAATGGCGAGTCAAACATCTATGCAGTTTGATGTTCCGAGTAAAGAGGTAATCAAATCAGCTATTGAACAACCTATTGAGTTCATTCGTTTAATGCCAACACTACAAAAACATCGTGATGAAGTATTGAAAAAGATACGTATGCACATTACACAAGGTATTATGAGTGGAGAGGGTTACTCTAAGATAGCTAAAGCAATACGTGATGATGTCGGCATGTCTAAAGCTCAATCATTGCGTGTGGCTCGTACAGAAGCAGGCAGAGCAATGTCACAAGCTGGACTTGATAGCGCAATGGTTGCTAAAGATAACGGTTTGAAGATGAAGAAACGTTGGCATGCTACTAAAGATACACGAACACGTGATACTCATCGTCATTTAGATGGGGAATCAGTGGAAATAGACCAAAACTTTCAATCAAGTGGATGTGTTGGACAGGCACCCAAGCTATTTATCGGTGTAAACAGTGCGAAAGAGAATATTAATTGTCGTTGTAAATTACTCTATTACATTGATGAAGATGAATTACCAACTGTGATGAGAGTGCGTAATGATGATGGTGAAAACGAAGTTATACCATTCATGACTTATCGTGAGTGGGAGAAATATAAGCGAAAAGGTGGTAATTGATATGGATTTTAAAATAAAAGTAAATGTTGATACTGGCGAAGCTATAGAAAAGTTAGAACACATTAAATCCTTGTACGAAGAGATAATAGAGTTACAAAACGAAAAAGTTGTTGTAAACGTAACAGTTAAAAATGAAGCTGATTTAGATATGGTTAAAACATCTATTAGCGAAGAAAATGCTAAAAATAATGATTTCACACTTTTTTAGTTGTCTCTTTGCTACTCGACCTTAGCATGTCGTTAAACTGCTTTTTATTATGCACTTTTCGGACTGTTAGGGTACGCGAAGGGCAAAAAGGAGTTTTGATATATGAATATCGAAGAAGTTAAGTCTTTTTTTGAAGAACACAAAGACGATAAAGAAGTAAAAGATTATCTAAACGGACTTAAGACGGTGTCTGTTGATGACGTTAAAGGCTTTTTAGATACAGAAGAAGGTAAACGATTCATTCAACCTGAATTAGATCGTTATCATTCGAAAGGATTAGAATCATGGAAAGAGAAAAATCTTGAGGATCTAATCGAACAAGAAGTACGGAAGCGTAATCCTGAGCAATCAGAAGAACAAAAACGTATTAGTGCTCTTGAACAAGAGTTAGAAAAACGCGACGCAGAGGCAAAACGTGAGAAGTTAAGAAGTAACGCGCTAGGTAAAGCGCAGGAACTAAATTTACCAACATCCTTAGTTGATAGATTTTTAGGCGATTCTGATGAAGATACTGAGCAAAACTTAAAAGCTTTAAAAGAAACCTTTGACAAGTATGTTCAAAAAGGTGTTGAGTCTAAATTTAAATCGAGTGGAAGAGATGTTAAAGAATCACGAAATCAAGATTTAGACCCTTCAAATGTAAAGTCCATTGAAGAAATGGCGAAAGAAATCAATATTAGAAAATAAAGTGAGGTAATAAAATATGGCAACTCCAACATACACGCCAGGCAATGTTATTTTATCGGATTTTAAAAACGGCGTTATTCCAGCAGAACAAGGTACTTTAATCATGAAAGACATTATGGCTAATTCAGCAATTATGAAATTAGCTAAAAATGAGCCAATGACAGCACAAAAGAAAAAATTTACTTACTTAGCAAAAGGTGTAGGCGCCTACTGGGTATCAGAAACGGAACGTATTCAAACTTCTAAGCCTGAATATGCACAAGCAGAAATGGAAGCTAAGAAAATTGGTGTAATTATTCCGTTATCAAAAGAGTTTCTTAAATGGACTGCAAAAGATTTCTTTAATGAGGTTAAACCTCTAATTGCAGAGGCATTTTACAAAGCGTTTGACCAAGCTGTTATCTTTGGTACTAAATCACCTTACAACACTTCAACTAGTGGTAAACCGCTTGTTGAAGGCGCAGAAGAGAAAGGTAACGTTGTTACAGATACTAATAATTTATACGTAGACCTTTCGGCATTAATGGCTACTATTGAAGATGAAGAGTTAGATCCAAACGGAGTATTAACTACACGTTCATTCAGAAGTAAAATGCGTAATGCTTTAGATGCTAATGACAGACCATTATTTGATGCTAACGGGAACGAGATTATGGGATTACCACTATCTTATACTGGAGCGGATGTATACGACAAAAAGAAATCGTTAGCACTAATGGGTGATTGGGATTACGCACGTTACGGTATCTTACAAGGTATTGAGTATGCAATTTCTGAAGATGCCACGTTAACGACGTTACAAGCATCAGATGCTTCTGGCCAACCAGTATCATTATTTGAACGTGATATGTTCGCTTTACGTGCGACGATGCATATTGCATACATGAACGTTAAACCAGAAGCGTTCGCAACGCTTAAACCAACTGAATAGGAGGAGATATGATGGCTAATCCTGCAGAAGAGATTAAGGTAAAAAAAGACAATATGACTATTACTGTTACAAAGAAGGCGTTTGACTCTTATTACAGTCTTGTCGGTTACAAAGAGGTTAAATCACGCCGTACTACGTCTGATAAGAGCGAGTGATAAAAATGACTCTTTATGAAGATGTTAAACTTTTACTCAAGAAAAATGGAGTGGAAGTTAAAAGTGATGAAGAAGAAATATTTAAGATGGAAGTTGACGGAATACTAGAAGATGTTAGGGATATAACAAACAATGATTTTATGAAAGATGGTCAAGTCATTTATCCTTACTCAATCAAAAAGTATGTCGCAGACGTCCTAGAGTATTATCAACGACCTGAAGTTAAAAAGAATTTAAAGTCAAGAAGTATGGGGACAGTGTCGTACACTTATAACGATGGTGTCCCTGATTACATTAGTGGAGTATTAAACAGGTATAAACGAGCAAAGTTTCATCCGTTTAAATCAATAAGGTAGAGGTGTTGTTTGTGTTTAACCCATACGACGAATTCCCTCACACTATTTCTATTGGAAGTATCAAAAAAGTAGGAGAGTATCCAATTATACAAGAGCGCTTTGTAAGCGATAAAACAATTAAAGGATTTATGGATACGCCTACTACATCTGAACAACTAAAATTTCATCAAATGTCACAAGAATATGACAGAAACCTATATGTACCTTACGACTTACCAATAGCTAAAAACAATTTATTTGAGTATGAGGGTAGAATCTTTAGTATTGTAGGCGATTCTGTAGATCAGGGCGGACAACATGAAATTAAACTACTACGACTTAAGCAGGTGCCATATGGCAAAAGTTAAGTACGGTGCTGATAGCATGGTTGTTGAATTGGATAAGTTCGATAAGAAAATAGAAGAGTGGGTTAAAAAAGGTATTGCTAAAACAACGACGAAGATTTACAACACTGCTGTAGCATTAGCTCCTGTTGACTTAGGTTTTTTAGAAGAAAGTATTGACTTTAAATATTTCGATGGTGGGTTATCCAGTGTTATAAGTGTCGGCGCAGATTATGCAATATACGTTGAATACGGTACTGGTATATATGCTACTGGTCCTGGTGGTAGTCGTGCTACAAAGATTCCGTGGAGTTTTAAAGGTGATGACGGCGAATGGTACACAACATATGGTCAAGCGCCACAGCCATTTTGGAACCCTGCAATTGACGCAGGACGCAAGACATTCGAGCAGTATTTTTCATAGAGGTGGTTAAATATGTGGGTATCAGTTGAGCCTGAACTTACAAATCAAATATATAAAAGATTAATCTCAGACCCTAACATTAACAAACTAGTTGATGATAGGGTCTTTGACGTTGTTCAAGATGACGCTGTTTACCCATATATTGTTGTGGGTGAATCAAACGTCACTAACAACGAATCTAGCGCAACAATGAGAGAAACAGTCGGTATTGTCATACATGTGTATTCACAGTTCGCTACACAATACGAGGCTAAGCTCATTTTAAGCGCGATAGGTTATGTGCTTAACAGACCTATAGAAATAGATAATTACGAGTTTCAATTTAGCCGTATCGATAGTCAAGCAGTATTCCCTGATATAGACAGGTTTACTAAGCATGGCACGATACGGCTTTTATTTAAGTACAGACATAAAAAGAAAAACGAAGGAGTGTATTAAATGGCGCAAAAAAACTATTTAGCAGTTGTACGTCCAGCTGAAACTGACTTAGATCCAGTAGAATCTTTATTATTAGCTGACTTACAAGAAGGTGGACATACGATTGAAAATGATTTAGCTGAAATAGTACGAGGCGGTAAAACGGACTATTCTCCCAATGCAATGTCAGAATCATTTAAATTAACAATTGGTAATGTGCCTGGAGATAAAGGAATTGAAGCAGTGAAACACGCTGTACAAACAGGTGGACAGTTGCGTATATGGCTTTATGAGCGTAATAAACGTGCAGACGGTAAACATCACGGAATGTTTGGTTATGTTGTTCCAGAATCATTTGAAATGTCATTTGATGATGAAAGTGACAAAATCGAACTATCATTAAAAGTTAAATGGAATACAGCAGAAGGTGCTGAAGATAACTTGCCGAAAGAGTGGTTTGAAGCTGCAGGTGCGCCTACAGTTGAATACGAAAAATTCGGCGAAAAAGTCGGAACATTCGAGAATCAAAAGAAAGCTAGTGTTGTATCTGATTCACACACGGAAGACCATTCTATGTAAACTAATAGATCAAGGGGGCGTAAGCTCCCTATTTTTTTATAAAAAAATTGAAAAGAGGTATATATTTTGACTGAATTTAATCCAATTACAACATTAAAAATTAATGACGGAGAAAAAGATTACGAAGTAGAAGCAAAAGTAACATTTGCATTTGACCGAAAAGCTGAAAAATTCTCAGAAGATAGCGAAGATGGGAGAAAAGGAGCAATGCCAGGATTCAATGTTATCTTTAACGGTTTGCTAGAATCTAGAAACAAAGCGATTTTACAATTTTGGGAATGTGCTACTGCTTATTTAAAAAACCCACCAACTCGAGAACAATTAGAAAAAGCGATTGATGATTTCATCACTGAAAACGAGGACACGTTAAATCTATTACAAGGTGCGTTGGACGTAATGAATAATAGTGGTTTTTCAAGCAGAAAATCACGTCTATTCTGGACACAGATGAACCAAGCGCCATCGTTAGCCAAAGAAGACGAGAAAGGGCGCGAAAGTGGTATCGAGATGATGAAGAAAACTACAAAGAATCATGACCGTAGCACCTTATTAGACTATTCGGAAATAAGGCAGATGACAAGTCGTTACATAGGTTATATGAGTAATGACGACTAATGAGCATGCTACCTGCCGAATGGGACTGGATTATTGGCGCTAGAAAGCTTGATTGACCAAAGGGACATCGCGTTGTACGGCGCTCAATATAATGCGGTCGCTCAAGCTGGTAAATCACTAAAACGTTTGTTAGGCAGAACGAAAGAGAACATTATATTATTCGTGGTCAAGAAGACGAATATGAAAAAATGAAACAGCGTGAGCTAGCTAAAAACAAACGTAAAAGAGAAATACAAAAACAAGGGACTCGCAGTTCCTTAACAGCTTAAAAACAAGTCATAAAGGAGGTTAGGCATGGAAAAGAATTTTCTAGCTCGTATTACAGCTATAATCAGTGATTTTAAAAGGAATATGAGAACTGCTCAACGTATGGCTAAAACTGATATACCGGACGAAATCAAGACAGAAGTTACAGCTAACATAAGAGATTACCAAGAGAGTTAACGCGAGCTAAATCGATGGCTCAGCGATGGCGAGAACATAAAGTTAATATCGATGCAGATGCTAGCAAAGTGAAACAAGTCATATCGTTGTTAAAGTAGAACTATCGAATATCAGACGTAAAAAAGTTGAAATTGATGGCGACGCAAGCGGATTAAAAAGAAATGTTGCGACTTCTAAAGCAATGTTAGCTGGTTGGCGCAAACACACTGTTAAATTAGATTTTGATACAACTGGAATGACGAAAATGCAAGTAGCGTTGACTGCTGGTAAAAGAGCGTTAGATCAGTATCAATCAACAATGGATGGCATCGCATCAAATATTAGAACTTTCGGTACTATCTTCGCACAACAAGTTAAAGGCTTAATGATTGCTAGTATACAAGCATTGATACCAGTGATTGCCGGATTAGTACCTGCAATAATGGCAGTACTTAATGCGGTTGGTGTATTAGGTGGTGGCGTTTTAGGTTTAGTTGGCGCATTCTCTGTCGCAGGTCTTGGAGTTGTTGGCTTTGGTGCAATGGCTATTAGCGCTCTTAAAATGGTTGAAGATGGAACATTGGCAGTAACAAAAGAAGTTCAAAACTTTAGAGATGCGAGCGATCAGTTAAAAACTACATGGCGTGATATTGTTAAAGAGAATCAAGCAAGTATCTTTAATGCGATGTCAGCAGGTATCAGAGGTGTTACAAGTGCGATGTCTCAATTAAAACCATTCTTATCTGAAGTATCTATGCTGGTTGAAGCAAACGCACGAAAGTTTGAGGATTGGGTTAAACATTCTGAAACAACTAAGAAAGCATTTGAAGCATTGAATAGCATAGGTGGCGCAATCTTCGGAGATTTATTGAACGCTGCAGGAAGATTTGGCGACGGATTAATTAACATTTTCACTCAATTAATGCCGTTGTTCAAATTTGTGTCTCAAGGACTACAGAACATGTCCATAGCTTTCCAAAATTGGGCTAATAGTGTGGCTGGTCAGAATGCTATTAAAGCGTTTATTGACTACACTACCACTAACTTACCTAAGATTGGTCAGATATTTGGCAATGTGTTCGCTGGTATTGGTAATTTAATGATTGCTTTTGCTCAAAACAGTTCTAATATTTTTGATTGGTTAGTTAAATTAACTTCTCAATTCAGAGCATGGTCAGAACAAGTAGGACAATCACAAGGGTTCAAAGACTTTATCAGTTACGTTCAAGAGAATGGTCCTACTATTATGCAGTTAATCGGTAATATCGTAAAAGCGTTAGTAGCATTTGGTACTGCAATGGCTCCTATAGCTAGTAAATTATTAGATTTCATCACTAATTTAGCTGGTTTCATTGCTAAGCTGTTTGAAACACATCCAGCAGTAGCGCAGATTATTGGTGTTATCGGTATTTTAGGTGGCGTATTTTGGGCTTTAATGGCTCCGATCGCAGCTGTTAGCAGTGTGTTAAGTAATGTGTTTAGTATGACTTTATTGAATGTTGTCAAAAGAATACTGGATTTAACTAGAATAACTGGGGTGGTAAGTAAAGCGTTCGGTTTATTGACTGGTGCTTTCACAAGTATTTCTTGGCCAATATTAGCAGTAGTTGCAGTCATTGGTGTATTCATTGGTATTCTTGTTTATTTATGGAAAACAAACGAGAATTTCAGAAAAACAATAACAGAAGCTTGGAACGGTATTAAAACAGCAGTTTCCGGTGCGATTCAAGGTGTAGTTGGCTGGTTAACTGAATTGTGGGGCAAAATCCAATCAACATTACAACCGATAATGCCTATATTGCAAGTATTAGGACAAATATTCATGCAAGTCTTAGGTGTTTTGGTAATAGGCATTATTACAAATGTTATGAATATCATACAAGGTTTGTGGACTTTAATTACAATTGCGTTCCAAGCCATAGGAACAGTGATATCCGTAGCAGTCCAAATCATAGTAGGTTTATTCACTGCTTTAATTCAATTGCTTACTGGCGACTTCTCAGGTGCTTGGGAGACAATTAAAACTACGATTACCAATGTACTTGATACGATTTGGCAATACATGCAATCAGTTTGGGAGTCAATTATCGGCTTTTTAACTGGAGTAATGAATCGAACACTTTCTATGTTTGGTACAAGTTGGTCACAGATATGGAGTACAATCACTAATTTTGTTAGCAGTATTTGGAACACTGTTACAAGCTGGTTCAGTCGAGTGGCTTCGAGTGTAGCTGAAAAAATGGGGCAAGCACTAAACTTTATTATCACAAAAGGTTCCGAATGGGTTTCTAATATTTGGAATACAGTTACAAGTTTCGCAAGTAAAGTAGCTGATGGATTTAAAAGAGTTGTCTCAAATGTAGGCGACGGCATGAAAAACGCGCTTGATAAGATTAAAAGCTTTTTCAGCGATTTTTTAAATGCCGGAGCAGAATTAATAGGCAAAGTAGCAGAAGGTGTAGCTAACGCCGCGCACAAAGTAGTAAGCGCGGTAGGCGATGCGATTTCATCAGCGTGGGACTCTGTAACTTCATTTGTAAGTGGACACGGCGGAGGTAGTGGTTTAGGTAAAGGTTTAGCGGTATCACAAGCTAAAGTAATGGCTACTAGCTTTGGTAAAACATTTACAAGTGAGTTAGGTTCAACGTTAACGGATGGATTCAACGACAGTTTAACACCAAGCGTTGACGGCCATATGACAAATGATGTGCAACATAGTATGAAAGAAAATAATAGACCTATTGTTAATGTAACTGTTAGAAACGAGGGCGATCTAAACATGATTAAATCTCACATTGACGATATGGATGCAAAAGATGGTAGTTTCAACTTAATGTAAGGGAGGTTTGTTTATTGATAGCCCATGATGTAGAAATTATTAAAAATGGTGTGAAGTACCGAGTCAGTGACAATCCTCACACTTACAAACACTTAAGAGTGCTTGATTACAATGTTATCGGTTCGGGTTACAAAAGGAATTATTCGCCTTTAGATTGTGTTGACGGACGTTTTCACAATTACGCTAAAGAAGAATATAAAAAAGTTGAATTAAGATTGAGGTATGAAGTACCTAAAATTGCTTATGCCTCACATCTTAAATCAGACATTCAAACATTGTTTTATGGTCGCTTTTACCTAAGAGAATTGGCAACTCCGGATAACACTATCAAATTTGAAAATATGTTCGAACCGTTAGAACAAGAATTTGAATTAGATTATGTTGACGGCAGACAATTATATGTCGGATTAGTTAGTGAAGTATCTTTTGACACAACTAAGACTGCCGGAGAATTCACTTTGACTTTCGAAACAACAGAATTGCCGTTCTTTGAAAGTATCGGCTATAGCACTGATTTAGAAAGTGATAACGATTTAGAAAAATGGTCAGTTCCGGACAGAATAGCACTAAATGAAAATGATAGAAGTAGACAAATGACATTCTATAATACGAGTTCTGGAGATGTTTATTACAACGGAGATGTGGCATTAACACAATTCAACCAATTCAATGTAGTTGAAATTGAATTGGCCGAAGATGTTAAAGCTGATGATAAAGACGGTTTCACTTTCTATATGGATAAAGGAAACATCTCAGTAATTAAAGATGTCGATTTAAAAGCAGGCGATAAAATCATTTTTGATAACAAGCACACATATAGAGGCAATTTAAATATTGACCTATACAACAAGACCTTAGAACAACCGGTGTTGTATCCTGGTTGGAATCATTTTAAAGCCAACAGACTTATGAAAAAGATAGTCTTTAGACACAAATTATATTACAGATAAGGAGTAGCATATGCCGGTATTATTAAAAAGTTTGCAAGGCGTCGGTCATGCGATTCATGTTAATACAAAATTAAACGAAAAATTGAATGAAGATAGTACGTTAGACATTGATATGATAGAAAATGCCAGCACTTTCGACGCAATCGGCGCTATTACAAAGATGTGGACTATCACAAATATAAAAGGGGAAGATGACCTCAACGAATATGTAATAGTAATGCTTGATAAATCAACAATCGGAAACAAAATCAAACTTAGTATCAAAGCGAGACAAAAAGAATTAGACGATCTAAACAATTCTAGGATTTACCAAGAATATAACGAAAGTTTCACAGGCGTAGAATTTTTTAACACTGTATTTAAAGGAACTAGTTATAAGTACGTATTGCATACTAAGGTTGACGCGTCAAAATTCGAGGGATTAGGTAAGGGAGACACAAGGCTTGAGATATTCAAAAAAGGGCTTGAACGTTATCATCTCGAATATGAATATGAAGCTAAAACTAAGACGTTTCACTTGTACGATGAATTATCTAAAGTAGCAGGTTACTACATCAAATCAGGTGTAAATGCTGATAATGTCAAGATTCAAGAAGATGCTTCTAAATGCTACACATATATAAGAGGTTATGGCGACTTTGACGGTCAACAAACTTTTACAGAGGCTGGATTACAATTCGAATTCACACACCCATTAGCACAACTGATTGGGAAAAGGGAAGCGCCTCCGTTAATAGATGGACGTATAAAAAAGAGGATGTTTTAAAAAAATCAATGGAGCTAGTGATAAAGAAAAGTGTCACTGCTTCTATTTCTTTGGACTTCGTAGCACAGCCTGAGCATTTTCCAGAGGCTAATCCTAGAATTGGCGATGTCGTAAGAGTGGCCGAACCAACTATAGGCTATAACGACTTAGTAAGAATAGTCGAGATTACTACACATAGAGATGCATATAACAACATCATCAAACAAGATGTAGTATTAGGCGATTTTACAATGCGTGACAGATATAGAAAAGCTATCCATGAAGCTACGAACTACGTTAAGAATGTAAAAACAACTAAGTCAGACCCAGCTAAGTACTTGAGAGAACTAAACGCTAAAGTCAACGCTAGTTTATCTATAAATAATGAGTTAGTTAAGCAGAATGAAAAAATAAACGCAAAAGTCGATAAGATGAGTACTAAAACAGTTACAACTGCGAATGGCACGATCATGTACGACTTTACGAGTCAATCAAGTATAAGAAATATCAAATCTATTGGAACGATTGGCGATTCTGTAGCTAGAGGGTCTCATGCAAAAACTAATTTCACAGAAATGTTAGGCAAGAAATTAAAAGCGAAAACGACCAACCTTGCAAAAGGTGGCGCAACTATGGCAACTGTTACAGATACAAACAACGTTGAAAATAGTATTTATAGACAAGCAGAACAAATTAGAGGCGACTTAATCATATTACAAGGCACTGATGATGACTGGTTACACGGTTATTGGGCAGGCGTACCGATAGGCACTGATAAAACGGACACTAAAACGTTTTATGGTGCCTTTTGTTCTGCAATTGAAGTTATACGAAAAAATAACCCAGATTCAAAAATACTAGTAATGACAGCTACTAAACAATGTCCTATGCGTGGCACAACGATACGCCGTAAAGACACGGACAAAAACAAACTAGGGTTAACACTTGAGGACTATGTAAACGCTCAAATATTAGCTTGTAGTGAGTTAGATGTACCAGTGTTTGACGCATATCACACAGATTACTTTAAGCCATACAATCCAGCTTTTAGGAAAGCGAGCATGGAGGACGGCTTACACCCTAACGAAAAAGGTCACGAGGTTATTATGTACGAGTTAATCAAGGATTATTACAGTTTTTACGACTAAAGGAGGCAACCAATGGCTTACGGATTAATTACAAGTTTACATTCAATGACAGGTCGGAAAATAGTTGCTCAACATGAGTATAACTATCGCTTGTTAGATGAAGGTATGAGCAAACTTGAGAAAATGTTTATATACCATCAAAAAGAAGAAATATACGCACACTCAGCGAAACAAATTAAATACTTGAATGACAGTGTTGAAGATTATTTAACGTATTTAAATGGCCGTTTTAGCAATATGATTCTAGGCCATAACGGCGACGGTATCAATGAAGTAAAAGACGCGCGTATTGATAATACAGGTTATGGTCATAAGACATTGCAAGATCGTTTGTATCATGATTATTCAACACTAGATGCTTTCACTAAAAAGGTTGAGAAAGCTGTAGATGAACACTATAAAGAATATCGAGCTACAGAATACCGATTCGAACCAAAAGAGCAAGAACCGGAATTCATCACAGATTTATCGCCATATACTAACGCAGTAATGCAATCATTTTGGATAGACCCTAGAACAAAAATTATTTATATGACACAAGCGCGTCCAGGCAATCATTACATGTTATCTAGATTGAAGCCTAACGGACAATTTATTGATAGATTGCTTGTTAAAAATGGCGGTCACGGTACACACAATGCGTATAGATACATTGATGGAGAATTATGGATTTATTCAGCTGTATTGGACAGTAACAAAAACAACAAGTTTGTACGTTTCCAATATAGAACTGGAGAAATAACTTATGGTAATGAAATGCAAGATGTCATGCCGAATATATTTAACGACAGATATACGTCAGCGATTTATAATCCTATAGAAAATTTAATGATTTTCAGACGTGAATATAAAGCTTCTGAAAGACAAGCTAAGAATTCATTGAATTTCATTGAAGTAAGAAGTGCTGACGATATTGATAAAGGTATAGACAAAGTATTGTATCAAATGGATATACCTATGGAATACACTTCAGATACACAACCTATGCAAGGTATCACTTATGATGCAGGTATCTTATATTGGTATACAGGTGATTCGAATACAGCCAACCCTAACTACTTACAAGGTTTCGATATAAAAACAAAAGAATTGTTATTTAAACGACGTATCGATATTGGCGGTGTGAATAATAACTTTAAAGGAGACTTCCAAGAAGCTGAGGGTCTAGATATGTATTACGATCTAGAAACAGGACGTAAAGCACTTTTAATAGGGGTAACTATTGGACCTGGTAATAACAGACATCACTCAATTTATTCTATCGGCCAAAGAGGTGTTAACCAATTCTTAAAAAACATTGCACCTCAAGTATCGATGACTGATTCAGGTGGACGTGTTAAACCGTTACCAATACAGAACCCAGCATATCTAAGTGATATTACGGAAGTTGGTCATTACTATATCTATACGCAAGACACACAAAATGCGTTAGATTTCCCGTTACCGAAAGCGTTTAGAGATGCAGGTTGGTTCTTTGATGTACTGCCTGGACACTATAATGGCGCTCTAAGACAAGTACTTACCAGAAACAGCACAGGTAGAAATATGCTTAAATTCGAACGTGTCATTGACATTTTCAATAAGAAAAACAACGGAGCATGGAATTTCTGTCCGCAAAACGCCGGTTATTGGGAACATATCCCTAAGAATATTACAAAATTATCAGATTTAAAAATCGTTGGTTTAGATTTCTATATCACTACTGAAGAATCAAAACGATTTACTGATTTTCCTAAAGACTTTAAAGGTATTGCAGGTTGGATATTAGAAGTAAAATCGAATACACCAGGTAACACAACACAAGTATTAAGACGTAATAACTTCCCGTCTGCACATCAATTTTTAGTTAGAAACTTTGGTACTGGTGGCGTTGGTAAATGGAGTTTATTCGAGGGAAAGGTGGTTGAATAATGGTAGTAGATAATTTTTCGAAAGATGATAACTTAATCGAGTTACAAACAACATCACAATATAATCCGGTTATTGACACAAACATCAGTTTCTATGAATCAGATAGAGGAACTGGTGTTTTAAATTTTGCAGTAACTAAGAATAACAGACCGTTATCTATAAGTTCTGAACATGTTAAAACATCTATCGTGTTAAAAACCGATGATTATAACGTAGATAGAGGCGCTTATATTTCAGACGAATTAACGATAGTAGACGCAATTAATGGGCGTTTGCAGTATGTGATACCGAATGAATTTTTAAAACATTCAGGCAAGGTGCATGCTCAGGCATTCTTTACACAAAACGGGAGTAATAATGTTGTTGTTGAACGTCAATTTAGCTTCAATATTGAAAATGATTTAGTTAGTGGGTTTGATGGTATAACAAAGCTTGTTTATATCAAATCTATTCAAGATACTATCGAAGCTGTCGGTAAAGACTTTAACCAATTAAAGCAAAATATGGCTGATACACAAACGTTAATAGCAAAAGTGAATGATAGTGCGACAAAAGGCATTCAACAAATCGAAATCAAGCAAAACGAAGCTATACAAGCTATTACTGCGACGCAAACTAGTGCAACACAAGCTGTTACAGCTGAAGTCGATAAAATAGTTGAAAAAGAGCAAGCGATTTTTGAACGTGTTAACGAAGTTGAACAACAAATCAATGGCGCTGACCTTGTTAAAGGTAATTCAACAACAAATTGGCAAAAGTCTAAACTTACAGATGATTACGGTAAAGCAATTGAATCGTCTGAGCAGTCCATAGATAGCGTTTTAAGCGCAGTTAACACATCTAGGATTATTCATATTACTAATGCAACAGATGCGCCAGAAAAGACGGATATAGGCACGTTAGAGAAGCCTGGACAAGATGGTGTTGATGACGGTTCTTCGTTCGATGAATCAACTTATACATCAAGCAAATCTGGTGTGTTAGTTGTTTATGTTGTTGATGATAGTACGGCACGTGCAACATGGTATCCAGATGATTCAAACGACGAATATACAAAATATAAAATTAGCGGTACATGGTACCCATTTTATAAAAAGAATGACGGTGACTTAACTAAGCAATTTGTTGAAGAAACGTCTAACAACGCTTTAAATCAAGCAAAGCAGTATGTAGATGATAAATTCGGAACAACGAGCTGGCAACAACATAAATTAACAGAACATAACGGTCAATCAATTCAAAAGAATTTATATAACGCCAAAGGCAATTTAGAAGCATTGGGGGCTGGGAATTATTACGTAACAAGTGTGCCGGATTTACCAGGTAGTGTTGAAAGTTATGAGGGTTATTTATCGGTATTCGTTAAAGATGATACAAACAAGCTATTTAACTTCACACCTTATAACTCTAAAAAGATTTACACACGATCAATCACAAACGGCAGACTTGAGCAACAGTGGACAGTTCCTAATGAACATAAATCAACGGTATTGTTCGACGGTGGCGCAAATGGTGTAGGTACAACAATCAATCTAACTGAACCGTACACAAACTATTCTATTTTGTTGGTAAGTGGAACTTATCCAGGTGGCGTTATTGAGGGATTCGGACTAACCGCATTACCTAACGCGATTCAATTGAGTAAAGCGAATGTAGTTGACTCAGACGGCAACGGTGGCGGTATTTATGAGTGCTTACTATCCAAAACAAGTAGCACTACTTTAAGAATAGATAACGATGTGTACTTTGATTTAGGTAAAACATCAGGTTCTGGAGCGAATGCCAACAAAGTTACTATAACTAAAATTATGGGGTGGAAATAATGAAAGTAACAGTAAACGATAAAAACGAAGTTATCGGATACGTTAATACTGGCGGATTACGCAATAGTTTAGATGTAGATGATAACAATGTGCCTATCAAATTCAAAGAAGAGTTTGAACCTAGAAAGTTTGTTTTCACTAACGGCGAAATTAAATATAACAGCAATTTTGAAAAAGAAGACGTACCGAATGCATCAAGCCAACAAAGTGAATCAGATTTGAGTGATGAAGAACTTCGCGGAATGGTTGCAAGTATGCAAATGCAGGTGACGCAAGTAAACATTTTGGCGATGGAATTAAAGCAACAAAACGCTATGTTAACACAACAGTTGACTGAACTAAAAGCTGGTAAAACAAATACAGAGGGGGACGTTTAAATGGAGAAAATTAAGATGATTTATCCAACTTTCAAGGACATTAAAACTTTTTATGTGTGGGGTTGCTATAAAAATGACCAAATTAAGTGGTACGTAGACATGGGTGTAATCGACAAAGAAGAATATGCATTGATCACTGGAGAAAAATATCCAGAAACAAAAGATGAAAAGTCACAGGTGTAATGCTTGAGGCTTTTTAATTTAACACAAAGTAGGTGGCGTAATGTTTGGATTTACCAAACGGCACGAACATGAATGGCGAATTAGAAGATTAGAAGAGAATGATAAAACAATGCTTAGCACTCTCAATGAGATTAAATTAGGTCAAAAAACTCAAGAGCAAGTTAACATTAAATTAGATAAAACTTTAGATGCTATCCAGAGGGAAAGACAGATAGACGAAAAAAATAAGAAAGAAAACGACAAAAATATACGCGATATGAAAATGTGGATTCTCGGTTTGATAGGGACTATCTTCAGTACGATTGTCATAGCTTTACTAAGAACTATTTTTGGTATTTAAAGGAGGTGATTACCATGCTTAAAGGGATTTTAGGATATAGCTTCTGGGCGTGCTTCTGGTTTGGTAAATGTAAATAACAGTTAAGAGTCAGTGCTTCGGCACTGGCTTTTTATTTTGATTGAAATGAGGTGCATACATGGGATTACCTAACCCAAAGACTAGAAAGCCTACAGCTAGTGAAGTGGTGGAGTGGGCAAAGTCGAATATTGGTAAGAGGATTAATATAGATAATTATCGGGGCAGTCAATGTTGGGATACACCTAACTTTATTTTTAAAAGATATTGGGGTTTTGTAACATGGGGCAATGCTAAGGATATGGCTAATTACAGATATCCTAAGGGTTTCCGATTCTATCGTTATTCATCTGGATTTGTACCGGAACCTGGAGACATCGCAGTTTGGCACCCTGGCAACGGAATAGGTTCGGACGGACACACCGCAATAGTAGTAGGACCATCTAATAAAAGTTATTTTTATAGCGTTGACCAAAACTGGGTTAATTCTAATAGTTGGACAGGTTCTCCAGGAAGATTAGTAAGACACCCTTATGTAAGTGTTACAGGCTTTGTTAGGCCTCCATACTCAAAAGATACTAGCAAACCTAGTAGTACTGATACAAGTTCAGCATCAAAAGCCAATGACTCAACAATTACTGGCGAAGCGAAGAAACCGCAATTTAAAGAAGTTAAAACAGTAAAATACACTGCTTACAGCAATGTTTTAGATAAAGAAGAGCACTTCATTGATCATATAGTTGTAATGGGTGATGAACGCTCAGATATTCAAGGATTATATAAAAGAATCAATGCATATGCGTTCTGTAGACGAACTGTATACGCAAAGAAATAAGTTTATAAGCGATTATGAAATACCGCATTTATATGTCGATAGAGAGGCTACATGGCTTGCTAGACCAACCAATTTTGATGACCCGCGTCACCCTAATTGGCTAGTTATTGAAGTATGTGGTGGTCAAACAGATAGCAAACGACAATTCTTATTGAATCAAATACAAGCGTTAATACGTGGTGTTTGGTTATTGTCAGGGATTGATAAAAACTTATCTGAAACGACGTTAAAGGTAGACCCTAATATTTGGCGTAGTATGAAAGATTTAATTAATTACGACTTGATTAAGCAAGGTATACCGGATAACGCAAAGTATGAGCAAGTTAAAAAGAAAATGCTTGAGACATACATTAAACGAGATATATTGACACGAGAAAATATAAAAGAAGTAACGACAAAAACAACAATAAGAATTAGTGATAAAACATCAGTTGACAGTGCGTCCACACGAGGCCCTACTCCATCAGACGAAAAACCAAGCATCGTTACTGAAACAAGTCCATTCACATTCCAGCAAGCACTGGATAGACAAATGTCTAGGGGTAACCCGAAAAAATCTCATACATGGGGCTGGGCTAATGCAACACGAGCACAAACGAGCTCGGCAATGAATGTTAAGCGAATATGGGAAAGTAACACGCAATGCTATCAAATGCTTAATTTAGGCAAGTATCAAGGCATTTCAGTTAGTGCGCTTAACAAAATACTTAAAGGAAAAGGAACGCTCGACGGACAAGGCAAAGCATTCGCGGAAGCTTGTAAGAAAAACAACATTAACGAAATTTATTTGATCGCGCACGCTTTCTTAGAAAGTGGATACGGAACAAGTAACTTCGCTAGTGGTAGATACGGTGCATATAATTACTTCGGTATTGGTGCATTCGACAACGACCCTGATTATGCAATGACGTTTGCTAAAAATAAAGGTTGGACATCTCCAGCAAAAGCAATCATGGGCGGTGCTAGCTTCGTAAGAAAGGATTACATCAATAAAGGTCAAAACACATTGTACCGAATTAGATGGAATCCTAAGAATCCAGCTACCCACCAATACGCTACTGCTATAGAGTGGTGCCAACATCAAGCAAGTACAATCGCTAAGTTATATAAACAAATCGGCTTAAAAGGTATCTACTTCACAAGGGATAAATATAAATAAAGAGGTGTGTAAATGTACAAAATAAAAGATGTTGAAACGAGAATAAAAAATGATGGTGTTGACTTAGGTGACATTGGCTGTCGATTTTACACTGAAGATGAAAATACAGCATCTATAAGAATAGGTATCAATGACAAACAAGGTCGTATCGATCTAAAAGCACATGGCTTAACACCTAGATTACATTTGTTTATGGAAGATGGCTCTATATTCAAAAATGAGCCCCTTATTATCGACGATGTTGTAAAAGGGTTCCTTACCTACAAAATACCTAAAAAGGTTATCAAACACGCTGGTTATGTTCGCTGTAAGCTGTTTTTAGAGAAAGAAGAAGAAAAAATACATGTCGCAAACTTTTCTTTCAATATCGTTGATAGTGGTATTGAATCTGCTGTAGCAAAAGAAATCGATGTTAAATTGGTAGATGATGCTATTACGAGAATTTTAAAAGATAACGCGACAGATTTATTGAGCAAAGACTTTAAAGAGAAAATAGATAAAGATGTCATTTCTTACATCGAAAAGAATGAAAGTAGATTTAAAGGTGCGAAAGGTGATAAAGGCGAACCGGGACAACCTGGTGCGAAAGGTGATACAGGTAAAAAAGGAGAACAAGGCGCACCCGGTAAAAACGGTACTGTAGTATCAATCAATCCTGACACTAAAATGTGGCAAATTGATGGTAAAGATACAGATATCAAAGCAGAACCTGAGTTATTGGACAAAATCAATATCGCAAATGTTGAAGGGTTAGAAAATAAATTGCAAGAAGTTGAAAAAATCAAAGATACAACTCTCAACGACTCTAAAACGTATACGGATTCAAAAATTGCTGAACTAGTTGATAGCGCGCCTGAATCTATGAATACATTAAGAGAATTAGCAGAAGCAATACAAAATAACTCTATTTCAGAAAGTGTATTGCAACAGATTGGCTCAAAAGTTAGTACAGAAGATTTTGAGAGGTTCAAACAAACATTAAACAGTTTGTATGCAGATAAAAATCATAGTCATACAATCAAACAGATTGAAGGATTAGAAAATGCTTTATCAAGAAAATCAGACATAAATCATAATCATGACGAGCGGTATGTTTTGTCGTCTCAAGCTTTTACTAAACAACAAGCGGATAATTTATATCAACTAAAAGGCGCATCTCAACCGACGGTTAAAATTTGGACAGGAACAGAAAATGAATATAACTATATATCAAAAAGACCCGAATACGTTATATTTAATTAAAGGGTGATGACATGGAAGCTAATTTAAAAGGTGTAAAGAAATTGGTATACAAAGGGGTTGAATACTCTAAAGTATTTGCAGGTAATACAAAAGTTTGGTCTAAACCGCCGTCTTTTGTAATTAAACCCTTACCTAAAAATAAATATCCGGATAGCATAGAAGATTCAACAGCAAAATGGACAATAAATGGAGTTGAACCTAATAAAAGTTATCAGGTGACAATAGAAAATGTACGTAGCGGTATAATGAGGATTTCGCAAACTAATTTAGGGTCAAGTGAATTAGGAATATCAGGAGTCAATAGCGGAGTTGCAAGTAAAAATATCAACTTTAGTAATCCTTCAGGGACGTTGTATGTCACTATAAGTGATGTTTATTCAGGATCTCCGACATTGACCATTGAATAATTTTAAACGACTAATTTTTAGTCGTTTTTTTATTTTGGATAAAAGGAGCAAACAAATGGATATTAACTGGAAATTGAGATTCAAAAACAAAGCAGTACTAACTGGTTTAGTTGGAGCATTGTTGCTATTTATCAAGCAAGTCACGGATTTATTCGGATTAGATTTATCTACTCAATTAAATCAAGCTAGCGCAATTATAGGCGCTATCCTCACGTTACTTACAGGTATTGGCGTTATTACTGACCCAACGTCAAAAGGCGTCTCAGATTCATCTATAGCACAGACATATCAAGCGCCTAGAGATAGCAATAAAGAAGAACAACAAGTTACGTGGAAATCATCACAAGACAGCAGTTTAACGCCGGAATTAAGCACGAAAGCACCAAAAGAATATGATACATCACAACCTTTCACAGACGCCTCTAACGATGTTGGCTTTGATGTGAATGAGTATCATCATGGAGGTGGCGACAATGCAAGCAAAATTAACTAAAAAAGAGTTTATAGAGTGGTTGAAAACTTCTGAGGGAAAACAATTCAATGTGGACTTATGGTATGGATTTCAATGCTTTGATTATGCCAATGCTGGTTGGAAAGTTTTGTTTGGATTACTTCTAAAAGGTTTAGGTGCAAAAGATATACCATTTGCAAACAATTTTGATGGACTAGCTACTGTATACCAAAATACGCCGGACTTTTTGGCAAAACCCGGCGATATGGTTGTGTTCGGTAGCAATTACGGTGCAGGATACGGACACGTAGCATGGGTAATTGAAGCAACTTTAGATTATATCATTGTATATGAGCAGAATTGGCTAGGCGGTGGCTGGACTGACAGAATCGAACAACCCGGCTGGGGTTGGGAAAAAGTTACAAGACGACAACATGCTTACGATTTCCCTATGTGGTTTATCCGTCCTAACTTCAAAAGCGAAACAGCTCCACGATCAATACAATCTCCTACGCAAGCATCTAAAAAGGAAACAGCTAAGCCACAACCTAAAGCGGTAGAACTTAAAATTATCAAAGATGTGGTTAAAGGTTATGACCTTCCTAAACGTGGTGGTAATCCTAAGGGTATAGTTATTCATAACGACGCAGGAAGCAAAGGGGCAACAGCAGAAGCGTATCGAAACGGATTAGTTAACGCACCTTTATCAAGATTAGAAGCGGGTATTGCGCATAGTTATGTATCAGGTAACACAGTGTGGCAAGCTTTAGATGAATCGCAAGTAGGTTGGCATACTGCTAACCAATTAGGCAATAAATATTATTACGGTATTGAAGTGTGTCAATCAATGGGAGCGGATAATGCGACGTTTTTAAAAAATGAACAGGCGACTTTCCAAGAATGCGCTAGATTGTTGAAAAAATGGGGATTACCAGCAAACAGAAATACAATCAGATTGCACAATGAATTTACTTCAACATCATGCCCTCATAGAAGTTCGGTTTTACACACTGGTTTTGACCCAGTAACTCGTGGCCTATTGCCAGAAGACAAGCGGTTGCAACTTAAAGACTACTTTATCAAGCAGATTAGGGCGTACATGGATGGTAAAATACCGGTTGCCACTGTCTCTAATGAGTCAAGCGCTTCAAGTAATACAGTTAAACCAGTTGCAAGTGCATGGAAACGTAATAAATATGGTACTTACTACATGGAAGAAAGTGCTAGATTCACAAACGGCAATCAACCAATCACAGTAAGAAAAGTGGGGCCATTCTTATCTTGTCCAGTGGGTTATCAGTTCCAACCTGGTGGGTATTGTGATTATACAGAAGTGATGTTACAAGATGGTCATGTTTGGGTAGGATATACATGGGAGGGGCAACGTTATTACTTGCCTATTAGAACATGGAATGGTTCTGCCCCACCTAATCAGATATTAGGTGACTTATGGGGAGAAATCAGTTAGAATGACATAGTCATGTCTATTTAAGCAGGTGCGTTACATACCTGCTTTCTATTTACATTTAAAGATAAAATGTGCTATTATTTTACTAGAACTTTTTAACATTTCTCTCAAGATTTAAATGTAGATAACAGGCAGGTACTACGGTACTTGCCTATTTTTTATGCAAATTTAAAAAAACACTTGCTTAATAAACAATTGTTTAGTATAATTATATTTGTAGGTTAGTTGATGACTTACAAATTATGTGTAAGGAGGTGAAAAGCCTCATGCTAGACATAATAAAAACACTTCTAGAACATCAAGTATTGGCAGTACTGATAATTCCAGAAGTGTTAAAACAACTTAGAGAATGGCATCTCGGCTACCTAGACCGAAAGCCAAACAACAAAGATTAACATTATGCTTGGAGCCTGACGGCTCCTCCTTACACTTATATAATATAATATTATTTGGAGGTTTTCAATTATGACAGAACAAATGTATTTATTATTGTTTTTATTAAGCCTACCATTGTTATTATTTATCGGGAGAAAAACACATTTTTATTGTTTAGATAAAAAGAATGGACGTAGATAATATGAGTGATTATAAATTAAAAATAATTGAATTGATCAAAAGTGATATAACAGGTTACCAAATTCACAAACAAACTGGCGTAGCGCAATATGTAATTTCACAATTAAGGCAAGGAAAGCGCGAAGTAGATAACTTAACTTTAAATACAACTGAAAAACTATACAGTTACGCACGACAAGTGTTATGA